CCAGCTATGCCGCGAAAAAAAAGTTGGAAGCGCAGCGGCAGGAATTGAAAACATTTTTGAATATGTCATATGGGCCACAGGCTTGGGCTGACCTAATCAGGCTTGAAGGAAAAATAAGGCGGCAGCGGCAGGAAGCGATTTACAAACAGCAGGAGTTAAAACGTCAAATTCTAGAGGGCATTGCAATCGCCATGCTCGCACTGTTATGTTTGGGGTTGTTGGCCGCAATGTTTTGGTTTCTAAGGCGTTGACTGCCACAGTAACAGGGTTAATGGGAGAATACATTGCTGCCGCAGCTATATTGTCGATTGGAACGCATAAAGTCTCTTTGGCGCAACAGGATCGTATCGATCTGGTGGCTTTCACTACAGATCACTTTCTGCGGGTTCAAGTTAAGACTGCGACGCTGCATGAGAGACAATATCGTAACTCCAGTTATCAATTCCAACTTGCTCACGGTAATAAAATTAAAACTATCCCAAACGAAAAGGACTTTGATATTTATGCTTTGGTTGCCGGTAATCCAGCCCACAGACGCTGCGTGTTCATGCCCACCAAATCGGTGTCGCAACGTACTAAACGCATGTCGCCATCGCGGTTTACGGTGGAGGCGGAAATTGAAAGCTGGCATAAAGCGGTTAATTACGTTTTGGAGATGAGGCGATGAACATTGAAAAATTGCGTGAAGAATTAATTGCTGACGAGGGTATGCGGTTAGATATATACCGCTGTACAGAAAATTATTTAACTGTAGGCGTGGGCCATAAGATTGTGGCCGGTGATGCAGAACACGGCAAGCCGGAGGGCTACACGATCACTGAGCGTCGTATGAAGCAACTGTTTGAATTGGACGTGGCTGTTGTTCGCGAGGACTGTAGCAGGCTTTACGAGGACTTCAGCGAGCTGCCTGAAGAGGCGCAAAGAATTATCGCGAACATGATGTTCAACCTCGGTTTGCCGACTATGAAGAAATTTAGGGGCATGCGGCGTTGCGTTGATGAGCGTAACTGGTCAGGGGCCGCTGACGAGATGGTCGACAGTAAGTGGTATGACCAAGTAACGAACCGCGCCAATCGTTTGGTCAAGAGGATGAGGGCTCTAGCTGATGAGTGAGGAAAAAAAACCACTGACGATTGCAGTTGGAGAGAACAGCTTTGAGCTTGTACTCAGAATTTTAGGCAACGAATTTGTGGCTATAAAAATAGGCTCAACAAATTTCAGCGGTAAGTTAATCGCTGGAGGTGTGTTGCTTTTGTTTTTTACGTTTATGCTGATGGAAGTTTTTGGCTTATCCCGAATGTTAGGAGTTGAGTAATGCTGGGTGTATTAGGGAAAATATTAGGGTCGGGTGACGTTATCAGTCAGGGCATGAAGCTCATTGACGATATGCACACCTCTGATGAAGAAGCTATCGCGGCAAAGAGTAAGGCCCGCATCGACCTGATGACGGCCTACGCGCCATTCAAGATCGCGCAACGCTATCTTGCGCTGATGTTTGGATTTACGTTTCTGGCTAGTTACATAATTGTGTTGACAATGACTATCGCCGGGGAGGGTGACCCCGACGCGGTAACCAAAGTTATGGAACAGTTTAGCATCAATTATGCGATGATGATTATTCTGGGTTTCTATTTTGGTGCCGGTGCGTTGGAGAGCTTCCAGAACAAGAAAAAATAAGGGAGTGGATTTGGGGTGGTCTACTAAGACCGTAGGATTGACCCCCATCATGCGTGCATTAGAGGGTTCGCGCAGGTGGGTTCACCACCCCAAAACTCTTTTTACCGATAAAAATACTGATAGTCAAATCTATCGGCAGTTTGCATGTTTTCAAAAGTGACGTTGTAGCTTTTGTCATCGATGTGCGTGACCCTCCGCACCATAGCAGTAACGGGACGGCCATTTGGGCCGTCCACTGTGACTAAGTCATCTTCTTTAAAACTTGGCTGTTTCATTTAATCCTCCAGCTTTGCTTTTGTTGGGCGCTTTAAAAACCCAAACTTCTGATCGTCCTTACTTGGCGTGATTGCCGCAATAAATGAGACGCGCTTGCCCTTTAAGTCTGTACCGTCAAAAAACTGATGGTTAAGGAAAGTCTCAGTTTGCTCCTTCAATTTTTGCGGGATAGACCCCCAAACCTTAAAGCCACTATCGTCGCGCACCAGCATCTTCCACTGGCTGCCAAAAGCAGTTTCGCGGATGTCAACAGAAAGGATCACGCCAGTCACCTCTACTCGGCCCTCTGGGCAATCTGCGGCGGCTTCCCACTCAGCGTTGCGCTCGACTTCGCGCTTTTCTGCGCGTGCCATAGCCTTGCGAACAGCAGCCTCTTGGTTTTCTGTCAGCCTGCCCCACTCATGCAAGGCGTCGCGCATGTTGGCGATAAACTCACTGCCGCCAGCAGCCATCAGGCAAAAAGCCTCGATTTCCTTGCGTGTCTCGTCCTCGGCAATCCAGCGCTTGTTGCGCCCCGCAGTAGCGTTGGCCTTGATCCTTCTTTCGCGTCCGGCTTCCCAAGCCGCTGGGTCCATAATGCCAGTCATTTCCGCCTCCCTTGTTGATACAATATAAACATAAGGTGATATCACAATAATATCAACCCCCACACACAAATAAAAAGACCCCCGCCGAAACGGGGGCCAAGGTGGATGCGCGGTAAGGGAGGAAAACCGCGCACCAACTACAGTAGCCTAAACGCTCTGGCCTTGCCAGCCACCTTTTCCGCTGCGCCGCGTTCAATAAGTCCGGTCATTAGCCGGTGAACTTGTGACATGCTTTTCCCTGTTTTATCGGATAGCTCGTTGATCGTCGGCGTGTAGCCATACCGGCGGGCATACCTGTCGATCACGTTGCGCAGCTCCGCCTGCGCTTTGGTTAACGGTACATCAATCATCATCAAACACCTTTACAGTTAAGGTCGTCTGCCTTGCTATGCGGGCTGGCTTGGCGGCAGTTGTCTTGGCCGGTTGCGCTTTGAAGTTCCGCATGGGCCACCTGATAACGTGCCGCCGGTTGCCGATCAGGGCGACCGCCTCCTCATGCGATCCCATATGCTCCTTTAAGGCTGCCTCAGCCTCATCTATGTCGACCTCAGCAGCTTTCTTTGCGGCCTTCGCATTGACAAGCTGCTCGGCCCAGTCGACGTTCTCACCGGCCAGCTCAAGCGGCTCGGCCCCGTCGTCCACTCTCGGATATGCGGTGTTACCGTCAGAGCTGGTCAGGACCGGATACCAGTCAATGTCGAACTTGCGGCGCTCAAAATCCTCGACAATGTCAACGATCTCGGCCTGTCGAGCCGCGTTGGCTTGGTAAAGGAATATCCTTAGCTCCACACCGCCGTATAAGACGCATACAGCGCCCCAAGTGCGTTTAGCGCACATAAGCTGCCCTTGGAGCTGCAACGGCCCTCTGTGGGGCGCTGGGGCGTCTTCTGGCCTACTGCTCGTTGCCTTGCTCTCCAACACTCCGACGCCGTCGACATAGACCGGACCCTCTGGGCAATAGATGCCCTTGGATGCGTCGGTCACGACCTCATGCCCCAAGCCTCCGTCAGCCGTGCCGTCAAGCGACGCGGCAAACGGTATCTTATCGTGGAACAGCGCGTCGTGTTCCAGTTGCAGGTCGGTCAGACCAAGCCGCTCTGCCGCAATGGTCAGAATGATGGTTTCAAGGTGGTTACCCCACTCGGTCGCCTCGTTACCAGTAAACGGGTCGGGGTCAGGTTTGCCCTCAACCACGGCCAGTGCCTTTGCAAGCTGGTCGTTGGGTGTTCTATACGGTGATAAGTTCATTGCGACAGGAATTACTGACGCGGTTAAAATATCGTCCGGTGTTCTTTTGCCTACCATTTTTTAATCTCCTTGTTTTGGTGGGGTGTGGTTAGTTTGCTAACCAAACCATCAACCCCCAGATGTTGTATTTTTCGCTGATCATGTTGGTGAATGAGAGGGCCAGCAATAAAAGCAAAGCCCCCCCTACAATATCCTGTTTCATGCTGCTTCCCTTCTCAGATTGTATTTGTCGACAAAAGAAATAATTTTGAGCATCATATATTCGACCTCATCCCATGAGTAACAGGCACGACCGTCGTTGACTTCCCCAGCGTCTTCATGGGCTGGGTGATCAATGTCGTCGCCTACCTGATCAATAAAATCATCCACAGACCCACAAACCTCAACCCACTTCACGGTGTCGTTACCGTAGCCAAAACGCTCTATACAGTATTTAAGTTCTATGTCCGCGTTTTCTTCAATCAACTTGCGAACCCGACGGTAACAGTCCGGTGACTTTCTAGACTTGGGCTGCTCAATAAACGGAATGCGGATCTTGCCATCAGCCGCAATCGGTGTCAGCTCGTACACGTCCCTGACACGGGCGCGGCGCTTGACGCGCTTGTCTCGGATGCTGATAAGCTCTTTGACAATGCCGCAGATATAACGTCTGCCAGTAATGATCTGCCAGTGATGCCCAGCCGATACCAAGAACACACGACCGGCAGTCCGCTCGGATGTTGTGTTCTTTAACCAGCGTGCCAGCGTCGGGCTATCAGAGGCCGTTAGACCTGCGCCGCGATATGATACGCGGCTCATGTCAATGCCAAGGTGCTTGAACGCGGTTTTAATTTGGTGGTCGCTAGTACCCTTCACGGCGTGGACCTGCGTGAATATGCTTCGGATCAAACGCGACGCATCGCCGGTCGTAATGCCGGACATGATCGAAAGAACGGCTGGCCCGCAATAGCGGTTCCTGTCGGACTTTTTAGTGCCGTTGTTTACGGGGCGAACTTTAAAGGCCGCAATCTTTTTAAATGTAACAGTCATTTGGTAATCTCCCTTAGTTGGGCGGGGCTGTTAAGCCGCCGCCTTTTCTGATTCAACAATGTCAAAAATTTCGTCAACGCCCTTTTCGGTCAAATACACAATGTGCATGCTGACGTCATTGTGCCAAGGCGTACCCTCACGGTCGTCAACCCAGACTGCGCCTTTGCTTGACAGGCTACCAATCAACCCACCAACTTGATTCATGCTCCAGCCAAGATCCTCGGCAATCGTCACAGGCGTTGCGTCGCTATGGTTGTCGCCATGCTGGCTTTCGCGGTCGTCATAGTTCATGCACATTTTCAAAGCGGCAATTTCATTTTCAGTAAATTTAGTCATTTAATAATCTCCTTAATTTCCCTAGTTTGTCCCTCTTACCTATTCTATATAATGATGCTATCAGCATATTACAAGTTCTATATCGAATTAATTGCATAAATATATCAATATGCCTTTAATCGCCCATAGAAGCCCGCTGACGGGATGTAGGTGTTTTGGGGCATGTTAGTACCAAAAAGAAGCTAGAAGCGTTTTTTGCTTCTAGCAACGATCACAGAAGGGTCACAAAATGAACGAAGTTAAACCCATATTGCTCCGGCTGAGAGCCTCAACCATTGAAGCGTTGAAAGGTGAGTTGGATTTATCGGCACACCGGAGCCAGTCTAGTCTGGCCGACGAGTTGTTAATGTCGCAACTAGAAGCGAAGCAGCGCCACCGCGCCATCCAGTTTGAGATGGACAAGCAGGCAGGCCGAGACTGATGCGGCAGGGCGGGGGCCGCGCCAAGGGTGCATCATATGAGCGCGAAATCGCAAAGCTCATTGAGCTTGAGACGGGCCGCAAATTGCGGAGGCGATTATCGCAATATCAAGAAAAAGACCTGAGCGATCTGGAGCCAGCCGACGGCAAGGCGTTCCCATTCATCATTGAGTGTAAACGGTATAAATCTGGCTTATCACCAAAGTGGTGGGACCAGATCGTGACTGCGGCCAAATCTTCAGCAAATGTTGACGACGCATACCCGTGTTTAATTTATCGCTTGGACCGTCAGCAAACGCAGGTCAGGATACCCGTGCAGGCGGTCGTGGCTCTCGGCAATTCTTACGTTGCCGGAGACGTGGCTGAGACTTATGACTGGGCGTACACCGTAACAATGGACTGGGATACATTTGCTATGGTACTGCGTGAACATCTAGCGGTGATGGAATGAAAGCCGCACAAAAGAATTACGCGGGGGCAGTAATGTCCCGGCGCAATAGTGGCCTGATAGTCAGGTCATTCGACAAAACGTCAAAACGTGAAACGTAAAGGAAAAGATAATGTTAGAATATATATCAGACGGCGGCTCCGGTGGCGGAGATCGCACACCAATCTTGAAATTCTCAGCAAAGGACGGCAGCTTTATTGCAGTCGAGAGAGTGCAGATTGACGGGCAGTGGACAAATCAGGACAACGAGCTGACCCCTCCAATCAAGGTTGCGATGGATCTGGAAAAGCTGGAGGTGGGTTACATAGCCTTTATGCCTGCGCCAGATTTTCGTATGGTTTTGGTGGGTGAGCGTCCACCTGAAAAGCCAAGTGATGTTGGCGCTGACGGAAAGCCTATGCACAAGTGGGGTTTCAGGGCGCAGCTTACCAACAAGGATATTGGCTTGCGTGAGTTAAGTAGCAGCTCAAAGAATGTGTATGTTGCAATGCAGACGCTGTACGCTCAATATGTAGCGGGTAAGGATGAAAACGTCGGCAAAGTGCCAATCGTGGAAATTAGTGGCACCGAGAGAAAGGTGCAGACGCTGAGCGACGGGCAACAGCAAACGTGGCGAGTGCCACAGTGGGCTGTAGTTGGCTGGACAGATCGTCCTGCGGCATTGGGTGGTGCGGCAGCATCACCGGCAGAACCCGCAGCAGCGTCAGTTGCGCCGCCAGTAGCCGTTGATCCTCCAGCGTCTACGTCGGAAGGCAGCGACTTGTTCGTTTAAGCGGTAGGCGGGCGGCACTTTGTCCCTTGGGTGTCGCCCGTCGTTTTTGAGGGACAAGAGGGATAGAGGGTTTAACAATGGCAAATATAGCGGCACATGCCGAGGCGGTAGCAACCGCATATTGGGGGGAGCCAGCGGTCCGGCGGGGTCACATACTGCGCTGGGGGACGCACGGCTCAAAAGAACTTGACCTTCGTAAAGGCACTTGGTTCGACTTTGAGAACAACGAGGGCGGCGGGGTTATCGATCTGGTGCGGGCGCATGAAAGCACGTCAATGCTAGGCACAATACCGGAGATTCTGGAGCGCAAGTTTGGTATACAGCGCCAGAGCCAGCAGACACTGACGCCCGCACGGTTTATGAGCGCGGTGTATGATTACGTCGACGATCAGGGCGAGGTGGTCTATCAGGTGCGCCGGTTTGAGCCTAAGACGTTTCGTCAGGTCAGGCCGGACGGTAAGGGCGGCTGGATACATAACATGGACGGTGTAATGCCGGTCCCGTACCGGCTCGACCGCATGATACTCAACCCAGACGCGCCGGTCTTTATTGTGGAGGGTGAGAAGGCCGCAAACCGGCTAATCAAGGAGGGACTAATTGCCACCACCAATCACGGCGGGGCAAAGAACTGGAAGCCAGATCTTAACAAGTGGTTTGCCGGTAGGAGCGTTGTGGTCCTGCCAGATGCAGACGACGCCGGAGCCGCACACGCTGAAGTCGTGATCGCCAATATATTTGATACAGCCAAGCAGGTAAAGCGCGTGGATTTGTCGGGCCTGCCAGAAAAGGGCGACGTGGTCGACTATCTGGATAACCGCAGTGTCAAGGATATGCTGGCAGAGGTTAAGGCAGCGCCGGTCATTGCCGCAGCTCCAGTTGATGCGCCGGAGCCGGAGGTAAGCGACGGGCTCGACTACTTCGATTTTGTCGGTGCCGAGTACATCCGCAATATGCCGCCGATCGAATGGACGATAGGCGAGGGCGACAAGGGCATCATAACGCAGCATGGCCTGACCGTAATGTACGGCGCG